TACAATATTAGTGAATCTTGGTATTGACACAGCGGCTAATATCCCAATGATTACCATTACCATAATCAATTCGACTAAAGTAAAACCATTTTTATTATTCACTTACAAGACTTTCTCGGTTTCCTAAGAATCCGGTAGTGTCCGCATCTGTTCCTGTGTTTATACCGGCATCATACTCCCACTTCCATCTGGTGTTATCAGACCTTTGGTGGGTAATATAAGCAGGATCACCATCTACAAATGTCCACTCATTATCTGTGTCGGCATTTGTACCATCAGTTGTGTATGTTTGTGGTTTGTCTTTTAAAGCGTCAAATGGATTATCTGGCCATATAGCTCTACCAGCATCTATGAGTTTATGAACTCCATAGTTTTCAAGTGCCACACCAATGTTACTTATGACAGCATCTTCGGAAGCTTCTTCAGCTTTCTGAATAGTCTCTAAGTATCGTGGAATTGCAACAGCTGATAATATACCTAATATTATCATAACCATTATCAACTCAATAAGAGTGAATCCGTTTTGGTTTTTTAGTTTCTTCATGTCGTTTCTCTTTCTGAACTTTCGTTCTGTTGTTTAAGGTACTAAAGTTTTATTTAATTCAGCAGGATTTTCAGTATCTATTACGATAAGGGCAGGTGCTTGAGCATCTGTTCCACTTCCACTTCCTGGAATTACTAAGTAAGCATATGAACCATCCTGAAATGGAGATGATATACCATTGTTACCAAAGTCTTTTTTGAAGTCCAAAGCCCCATCAGTATCAAATACTACTGAAGTTTGTGTATTCATCCAATTACCTTGTAAGGCATCATCGTCATCTGTTGCGGTTGAAAATACATAAACAAACTCACCTAAGTCTGATTCGTAGTTTTCTTTATCATCAAGAATAGTTTCAACATATATCTCAAGAGCTTCATCAGTAAGTTGATTCTCACCTAATGAAATTCCACCAACAGGTGAGTCATATTTAGATTGACCAGGAAATCTTCCTTTACCCTCTTCAGATAATGTTTGATTATAAAAGTTATTAGCAACAGTAATAATTTTATCGATATTAGCGATGGTCTTTTTTTCTTTTGCCCCAGCACCTATTTGTCCAAATTTTGGAGCGGCTGTTGTAGCAAGTGTTGCCATCATAGCAGTAGTAACCGCAAATTCAGCAAGTGAATTACCCGTATTACTCTTCAATTTTTTATTTAACTTTTTTAAAAGTTTTTTTATTGTTTCGAACATTTCAGTTCTCCTATCGTTTTGTTTAGAATGTAACCCCTTGTGAGTCATATTTCTACCTATATACTACAATAACTGTACCAAAGTGGTCTATTTTTAAAACTTTTTTTTCTGTGTTGATATTGTTGAACTTAGAGGAGTGCGAAAAAAAACCCCACAAAAAGTGAGGTTTTCAAAATGTTACAGTGTAACAAAATTAAACGAATTGTATCATCAGAATACATCTTCGGCTAGGACATCATCAATAGCATTTTTAACGTCCTTATTATCGATGTCTAACTCTCCATCCATATCAGCCTTCCAAGTTTCTTTCTTAGAACCATCATAAAATAAAGCAATAGATGGGAAGTTTCTTAATCTTAATTTTTTTACCACCTTTTTAGCTTCTTCACTTTTTACATACACTATTTCACAATCTTGATATCCACTAACCCCCTTTAGAATATCTTTGTCAAATGGTTGTTCTTGCCATTCTGATGTGAATACTGCAACTACCATTCCACCATTTATTGTTGATTTGAAATTTTTATCATTTACTTGTCCGAAAGTAACAGATAGAAATAACAATAAACATAATAAATTTCGCATATGTAACTCCTACTTATCCTTCTTTTTAGCAACTTCTACTCTTAGATTTGCTACTAATTTTTCTAAATCTTCAATAGCCTCTTCATACTCATCTATTATTTCATAGACAGCATCCATATCTTCTTGCAATCCACCAACTTGTGATTTGTATTGTTCATAAGAACGAGGCCAGTTATGTCCATCGGGTTTGGATGGGTATTCATCTCCAAATATAGATTCAATAGATGGTGGTTCTGGTAAGTTTTTCGCTTCTTCTATCTCTTGTAGTAACATATAATAACCACCAATACCAGCTGATATAACACCAACTAAAGCAACAATAGTCTGTATAGACATTGTAAACTTTGTACCCATAACTTTATCTTCTGATATTTCTACAGGTTCTTCTTTCTTTGGTTCTACAGGAGGTATGTCTTTTACCTCAGGTTTTATTTCTATGGGTTCGTTATGAATCTCTTCGTGTTTATCTTCGTGTTGTTTAGTATTTGTTGAGGAGTTCATTAAAGCATCAGTAATGTCATCAAAGTCACAAAAGTTCATCTCAACGAGAATTTCACCGATAGTTCCCTTGTTACCTTTAACTTGTGCTTGTAAGGCCTTACTTAATTGTCTCTTTGTGATGATATCTGCATCACATAACAATTGTCCTAATTTGACTCCATCACTCACTAATATATTCCTTGATAAAAAGTAGCTTCAGGATCTGAACCCACTTCTAAGTTATCAAAAATAATTATACCATGTTGCATCACATTCCTATATGGATTAAAGAAATATCCATCAGCCATACCACTCACTAAACCATCTTCATACTTATCGATTGATGCTTGTGAGAACTCCGTATAATCAGATAGACCTACAATCTCTAATGTGATTCTACCACTTGTTGTTTGTAGTAATAATGAATCCATTTGTGTACCACCTAAATAGAGTTTCTCATCTATTGGCTGTCCATTATCTTGACCAGCATTATCATACATAATTAGAGCGTAATGTTCCTTTTCAGGTGTAACTCTACCATCTTCTCTTTGAAAGTGTAGTACAAATATCTTCTTTACAGAACCATCTTCTTGTACTTCTGACGCTCCATATGTAGTAATACTTTCGTAATACTCACGAGCAATAATCTCTGTACCATTTACCCACATTTGAATATTTTCTACTAATGGTTCTTCTACTCTATCGTCTTCACAACTAAACAAAAATAGTAATGATAACAATAATAACTTCTTCATTTTTATCTCCTAACAATCACAAGATGTACATGTACATCCACTTAAACATTTATCACACGAACAATCATTACAATTACACATAGTGTTCTCCAGTTTACCACCCTACAAACTGATAGTTCATTCCGAACTTAATGTCATAGGCTGGTCGTTCCCAATAATACAAATAACGACCTTCAGTAAAGACACCTAAGTTGTCTTTAATTTTTACACCAAATATAGCACCATAATCATAATCATTCCAACTATGCCACATTGGCTCCATAAACATAAATTCACTTGGTTCACCACCTTCCTCTAAATGAGTTTGATAGTGTGCAGCATTATGATAAGCATAATCAGTATGACCATAATGATATGGTAACCAATTACCCCAAGCATGTAACCACCAATTTTCATCATAGTGATACCAATCAATTCCTAATACAATTGAAGTTTCACCTTGATATCCTAAATCACTTTTCTTACCATTGATGTACTTTTCTAACATTCTTGGGAAGTGATATACAAAATATTCTCTATCTGTATAAGCAAATATACGACCATCTTCACCTCTCCACAACCAATCGTGTCCCCAATACTCACCTCTACCATTCCAAAAAGGACCTTCACCTTCTACTTCTCTGATTTCACCTGTTTCAGGATCTACTTCATAAAGTGTTCTTTTTTTCCAACCAGTTGGAGAGTTCGGGTCAAGCATAGTCGAGTCATACCACATGTTATCATCTATACCAAATGCGTCTTCAGCAAAATTCCACCATTGACCTTTATACCAAGTCGTATCTAATACCATAGCATCGAATCCATATACTGGATGTTGTCTATGTTTAGCACCAATGGAAAAATGTAACTTATTATTTAAAACTTCAGGTGTCCAATGTATTCTCAAATCACCATGAATGTAACTAATATCTTCAAGACCTAATTCTGTCTTACCGACTTTAGCCATTGTCCAATCACCGATGTATCTTATCCAATATTCTTGATTAAGATAATCGTTACCCCATTGTCTACCTTCAGTCCACTTGATGAGATACTCCCAACCTTTAACAGGTCCGAATGTAGCACTTTCGTTAGAGTTTTGTTCTGAACCATCGTACCAAGTTCCACCCTTACCAGCAGATTTAACACCTCGTTTTGGTTCGTATTGAAATCTTCCAATTTTACGAAGTCCAAATGACTTTTGAAAATCAGGTTTTAATTCTCTTTCAGTTCTTTCTACTTGTAGAATACCTGAAGACAATCCACCTATAATAGCAAATCTATCGTCTTGATATCGTGGAGCATTTAAACTAAAACTACCATAAGCAGTTGAGTATTTTAAAAACTTCCATATCTCGTTTTCACCAAACAAAGATGAGGTTAGTAATAAACCTAATATAATTTTCTTTAACATCTGTTTCTCCTATAATACCATCCACCAAGCGGCAGCAATTTCAACAAATAAATCTGTTCCTGTATTCCAAGCCCATCTTTCTTTTGTTCCATATGTTTCTTCAGTACCTTCAACATATACTTCAAATATTTCCCATGCAATTCCAATAATAACAACCCACATTACAGCCCAAAAATCAGATTGACCTAACCATTGTGCTACTTTAGCGATAAATAGTCCAGCCGCTAAATGATATGATGTCCATCCATCTAAAGCGCCTGAGTTAACTTGCCATTGATAAAATTTTGCTATTGGATTGTTCATAATCTTCTCCTATATAAATATTAATAATCTAACCTTACAAAAAATTTCATTGGTATTTTTTGACTCTTAGGTATTGGTTTAGATAATTTAGCATACCCAACTAAACCATTTTGTTCATCATATAAACCAATTTCAGAAATATATACTGGTGTATTACTACCAGTTAAATTATCTTTTAATTGACCAAGACCATTTGAATGATATGATGTCATATTAGTTGAGTTATTTAATTCATTTGGTTGTGTCTCACACGTCCACTCATAAGTATTAATTGTATTTACACCTTGATACTGAACTGTATAATTACCACTTGTCACATCTGTGTAATCATTCGTTCCATCAAATGAAGCAGTTTCGGTAATCGTAAATGCTCCTACATTATAAAAAATGTTTCCAACATAATTGTCTCGTGAAGAAAGAGCAGATACAGATTGTGAAAAAGTAGCATTTGTTGAATAAAGATTTCCGTTACTATCGTCTATTATTCTAGCACCAGTTGTAGTATCTGTTAAAACAAAACTACCTCTTACTATCTCTTCATTAAACTTTGATTGTGGTATAAAAGCAATTGAACCATTATTGTAGAATTTATGTAGGAAAGTATCTCTACCACTACCATCATTACCTATGTTAAATGATTTAGTATACTCATCGTCAGCAGAACCACTAAGATAAAAGTTTATACGAGCAAAATCGTAATAACTTTTAGATACTTCATTAGAAGAATCTTTTATAAATTGATGTCTTGTTAAATCAGCTTGAGTTAATCTAAATGATTTATTAGCCTTATACTCGTAAGTGTTCTGATTATTTGGTGTAAACTGCTTAAACATTCCATGACATTAGTAAGTCAAACGAACTTTGACGATTGCTTCAGAACTAAAGTTTTTGTTTATCGGTGAACTCAGTCTTCCTACAGCTAATAGTGAATTCTGTCCATCATATAATCCAACTTCACTTATAAAAGTTTGAGGATTTGTTACCATATCACTATGTCTTATTCCGTAATCTGAACCACTCCAAAAGGTTAAGTTCTGAGAAAGATTGAACTCACTAGCTTTAGCCCTACAAAAATAATCATAGATATATTGTTGTTCTTCAGAACGTAATGTTACCGAACCTTTTTGTAAAGCAACAGTTAACTTATTAGCATTATCTGTACTACTTGCAACAGTCAAGTCTTGAGTAAGTCCGTTACCTCTGATAGCAGCTGGAGTTCCATATGAACTACCACTCTTTATATATCCTGAAGTTCCAGGTAAACTTGATGAAAGAGCATTAGCACTTAGTACCATCAGACCAGCATCAGGATAAAAATATCCATATGCCTTAGTTGAAGCGGCAGTATGAACCGAACCAGCTGAACCAGATACAATATTATATCTTGGGCCAAATGGAGCAGATTCTGCATTTACAGTTTTTGAATCATCTGTTAAATGTATTGAATCACCACCACCAGCAGTATTTGAACCTGAAAGAGATACAGTCCAAGTACCAGGATTTAACCTATCCTTCATCTGTAATCTTTCGGCAGTAAGTATGTAAATACCTTTTTGAACTACTGAATTAGTACCATTAGTTCCATCTACCAAAGAGAATCCAGTAGTATCTCTTAAGTTTTCAGCACTTGTTTCAGTAAAATTATAAAATTGTTTATAGATAGCTTGTGTAGTTCCTTCTGTAGTTGCCGTCTCTTCAGCACTACCACTACCATCTATATGACCATAAGTTATACTGAAATGGTCTTTTGAATTATATTGTAAATTATAGTAGTAGGATTTTTGAGTAGCAGATAATGAAGATGTTGTAAAATTCGTACCAGCAAGAGTTCCAACACCACCATCAAAAAATCCATTGGTAACAGTAATCTGTGTTGTTATAGTATCTTCTGCTATATTAAATGTTTTCATCATAATTTAAACCCTACGTTGTTGTGTTATTTACGTTAACGGTAATAGTTACAAATCCAGCAGCAGCACCATCTCGTGTTATCTCAACACCAATCGACCTTTGTGATGTAAATTGTTGTGGAGCAGCATTTATTGCCAATTGTCTTTGATTACTTATAGTTCCTATGACAGGATCTGGATGGTCAAATGCTGGTAATCTATCGGAAGTAAAATCACCACTTAGTGATATGTCTTGGTCAATTACATTTTCTAACACCAAACCTCTCATGTCTAAAATTTTAAAATCAAAAGAAGCATTTGGTACATTTGGAAAAACTCTTGGAACTATAGTAACAGGATTACTTTCAGTCTCACCAGCAACTTTTGTTATAGTGACAGACGTTCCACTTGTTATAGTAATAAAAGAAAAGTTTTGAACGTTTCTTTCTCCTTGTCCATATAATTTAAATCTTAAAAAAACGTTGTCATCAGGTACAGCCTCTAACATTGGTAGGTCTGTTATAGCACTACCATATGCACTTGAACCACTTGGATGGTCAGGATTATACAATGTATAATCAACTCCTGTATCTCCAAATGTATATTGGGTTATATCTAATGGTTGTCCATTTGCTAACTTCTGTCGACCTAACTTGGTTAAAATGGCATCTACTATTACGGTATCGTTGTCTAAAAGTCCCATAGTTGTAATCCTTATGTTATAATATTACTCATCTATAAATATATCGAAAAATTATTTTACCTTATTACTTTTAACTTCTTAACGGTATCTGAACCACCTACCTTGATTATATAGGCTGGTGTTTTAGGTTTCGTATCAAGTTCTTTATCAAATTTTGGTGGATTTGAACCATCGTTCTGTGTTCCCTTATAAATAAGGTTTGTTAATCCATCTTTACTTGTACCAACTTTGAAGTAGTGATTTATCGGATAGAATATCTCACCATTGGATGAACTAAAAAATAAAGTTCTACCTACCATTCTAGCATTTACACTAGCATCATGGTTACCAAAAAAAGATGTGTATGTGAATCCACTTCCACTATCTACATAATAACGATTTCCAAAATGTCTAAAGTTATCATGATGATTAAAAGGTTGTTTAGCATTTGTGCCAGTTCTATTTTTATATGAACCACTTGTAGGAAAAAACTCTTCGGTCTCTCCTATTGTTCTAAAAACCACTCTATCTTCATACTTGTAAGTATTGTAGTTACCATCACTACCAGGATTACCAGTTTTGAAGAAAGTTTGATTTTCACTCTTTCCATGATTCTTAAAAAATTCATTTTTAGAACCTAATAATAAACCTTTAAAATTACTTGGTTCTAAATCAAAAACAGATTGATTAACTGAGTTAGATAAATCAACCACATCTAAAGGTGCCGAATTATTTGTTAACACATTTTCATTTCCAGCACCACTAACATCAATCTCATCACTAAGTACGTCAATTGATTTTTCTTTTAAATTTTCATTTGCAAATCCTGATGTAGTCATTTCATCCAATGGTACGTCAATAGATGCATTATATTTATTTTCATTAAAATCAATACCGATAACAGGTTCAGTTAAGTTAGTAGAACCCATTACCTTATTTGGATTTAATTCAGTTTGTAGACTGGCTCTTTTATGTTTTGACCTATGAAGTACATCATTTTTTACTTCATATGTAAATTCAAATTTTGTTTTAGCAGGTACTAAAGATTCTACCCTTTCTATAAATTCAGGATCATCTGTATGTTTTTCTATGGAAGCCAAATTACTTGGTATATCAACAGAAACGTTTCTTTCAGTAATAATTTGTTTTCTTAGATTTATCAAATCAGTATAAATACCATCATTAACACCATCATCTAAATAATCATCTAACTGAAAATCAGCCATAGCATTTATTACTATAGCATCTATAGCGTCCACATAAGAATATGATTTTCCTATTTTATTTACTACCTTTACAGTTGATTGATTTGTGTTTGCCTTTTTTGGATTTGATAATGTAGCTACTTTAGAATTTAAATTTCCATTTACTTTTAAATCAGAACCAATCTTAAATTGTTTTTTACTTTTTAATTGGTCTGTTCCTCTAACTTGAAAACTAAAATTCTTTATCGTTGACATACTACTTGTTACAGCTGATAAACTTGGTTGTGATGATAATTGTTTATCAAAACTTTTTACTTTATTTGTAGATGAAAAATCTTTAATTACAGTAGACGATTCATTGTCACTTAAAGGGTAATGATAAACTAAATCTTCTCTAGCAGAATCTATCTTACCACCCACAATACTTTTGTAATTTAAAATATGTTGTTTAAACTTGGACATACTAATGTAAGAATCCCAAGCTCTTATTTCTGCAATTGAACCAGTAATGTGGTCACCAAACACTAAATTATTAGAAGTTTGTCCTGACGCAGTTATGTAGTTTTGATTGGCATTAGAACTTAGAGATGACATACTAATGTGTTGTATATCTTTTATTTTATCGTCTTCTTGTCTTCCAACAAATAAGTGATAAGATTGTGTTAATGCAGAAGTAGCCTCATATGATGATGTAACAAATTGTCTTTGTAATAAAACATTATAAAATCTAAAATCATTAACGTTTTGTATAAAATCAGTTGACATTGATATAGCATTATTTGATATAACACTACCAGCACCAGCAGTATCATTTAATCTAAACTCTAATTTACCAGCAGAGTTTGAAGAACCAGATGGTATGATTCTCAAATCCCAATTATGTTTATTAGACGCCGAACCACTTGACCTTGCAAGAGTTTGAGTATTAGGTGTATTAGTAGTTCTAAAAATAAATTCAACACCATTTGGTTCAGCATCATTAGACCACCAATCTAATTGTAGTAAATTAGTATTAGTTGATAAATTTAGGGATTTCATTTGTTCAGTTTTTTCCCTAAAAGAAACATTACCTTTTACATTGTTTAATCCATTATCTAATTCTTTGGGAGAATCGTTAGTAACGACACTTGGATTATGGTCATCAAACGAACCACCAAATTCGGTAAGTTCAAAATTGTTGGTATCATATCCATATAAATTTAACAAAGTATTTAGCGACTCCATTGTCCCTTTGGTTTTGTAAACGTATATAATATTATTTAATATCTTTGTCCAAAGAGAAGAAATTGCCTGTCTATCTCCTACTTCATCTCCACGAGTTGATTGTAAATAATTTTCTAAACTACCAGATAATGGATTTTTTAAATCAAAACCAAGTGTATTTCCTATTATCGGTAATAAATTATCTGGTATGGAATCAGGATTTTTATATCCTAACGTATAAAAATTTTCATAATTGTTTATATAACTTCTTAATAAGTCAAATTGTTCACCCAACATATTTACGAAATCACGAAGAACTTTATGTTCACTATCTGTTCTTAAAAAGAATGGTAGATTATTAACTAATGAATTTATATTATCATTATCATAATTTTCAGCAATAGTCTCCATCGTGTTATACCAATCATTCCATTCGGATGAACCAGCATAACTACCACTTGGTGGTCTGTAAATTTTTGAGAAAGGATGTATGTTTCTAGGATCATTTTTAGTAACTACCACATCAGTAAAAAATGCCTTCTTATCACCACTTGCCTGAGTAAATACAGGAAATAAATCACCTTGTGGTAAGAAAGAACCTGTTGGTGGTGGGAAAACATCATCTATAGTACCATCAGAGGCTAACCTTGATGGAAAATAATAAGGTGTATATTTTCCTGTTATATCTACATTACCATAAGCAAATCCATCTCCAAGAGAACCACTTAGTGAACCCGATATGGCGTTTGAACCAGAAAGTATTTCAAAATGAGTATTGGAATTTTCGTTGTAAACCTCATCACCAAATCCTATAAGACCAAATTTTAATCCATCTCTTCTTATTGGTCTAAAATAATTTTGTTGTGCCTTAAACACATATCGTTGATAATTAGAACCAGTTACTTGTGGATTTAATAAAGCAGAACCACTCCAAGCATGATAAGGTATCTTTCTATCTTTAAAATAAACGTAATTACCAACTTTGGTATTTGCATTTTTATTGTCATACAACTCATTTTGAAATCCCCCACTAATGTGTAAACTATATTCACTATCATCACCACCGCCTCTTAAGATAAATGATAAATAAAAGAAATCATTTGAGTTATAAAAAGGTGGATTTTCTACATTATATAAATCCGTAGTTAAATGTAAGAATCCATCTTTTTCTTTATTGTAAATTTTATCAAATCCTTCACTATCTTGCATAGTGTTTTCAGTCTGAGTGTAACCGACTTGTGAAAAACTACTTCCAGCTAAATTACCACCAATACCAGGTGCTGATGATGTAGAATAACTTTGTCCATCATGATACATAAAGTGTTCATAATGAGTAAACTCATCTTCTATTTTTCTTATTTCATCAAACAAAGACTTTCGTTTATCAACAACTTTTAAACTACTTGAGTAAACAAGAGATTGACTTATTTGATTGTATAACCCCTCAAGTCTAACTGCTTTGTTTTTAAAGTTTTCTAATTTTGATTTTGCTGAACCAAAGAATACATGATTATCAAACTCACCATAATCTATATTTAAATTTAAATCTTTTTGTTGTCTAACAATTTCTTCTACAATATTTGTTCCTGATGAACCTGTTATATCATTTCTATTAGTATATGAATCTGTAATTGTTACATTTTCTGTGGTATATCCTTCATCAATTTGTAATCCCAATCCACTTATCGCAAGACGTTCTCTATCTATAAAAAATATTGTTTCTACTTGTGAAACTAAAATCTTATTTACTATGTTAAATTTTTGTAATGTTGCTACATCTAAAGGTAATGGTTGATTTAATTTTAAAACTAAACTTACTTTATCCCTTGTAACTCTATCAAAAGCATATCCGTTTATTGCTACTAATCTACCTCGTGAAAGTTCTAAGTATGAATTAAAACCATAAACATCAACACCTTGTCTTTCTACATTGAAAAAATCGTTAAAGGCCTGTTCACTTACAGGACCATCATTAGGTATATCACCTTCAATTATTTCAAATCTAATTTCTTTTCTACTTGGTGATATTTCTGATAAGTGAAATAATTCTGTGAATGATGATTCAACAAATCTTTCTATAAAATCATATTGTAAATTATAGTTTCCTTCACCAAAACCATTTCTGTCTAAATATTCATTTGGTTTTAGAAAAAGTCTTTGGCCATCTTGAGTCGTATAAAAATCAATATTTTTTTGTAAATCTTCAGAGTCTTGAAATACATTACTTTCAGTAAATACTGATAATTTTACTTTACCGTTTTCGTTAGATATAAAATCTCCTATATCATATTCATTGATATCGGAAATTAATTCTAATGTATCGTCATTATATGGTTGTAGTATATTCATTAAAAAGCTTGTTTATCTTTGTTTCTTTCAACTATTGGTGTATCCATTTGTTCAGTTTTAACTACTGGTCCATTTTTTGTCTTTTCAACTTTATAATCACCGAGTAAAATACCAGAGATATCTCCACCAGCTATATCTCTTAATACATTTTGTTCGTTGAGATTAGGATTTAAATAAAATATTAAATCATCTTCACTCTTATCAATAAATATCTGTTCCATAGGAAATTCGAAGTTTTTTGGTAATGGTAATTCTCCAAAGTCATCTTCATCTCCATCTGCCATTCTTAACAATAAAGACATAGCACCATATCCAGTTTGACTTACCAAATTAAAATATCCTGGCAAACCATCAAATACCAAATCTCCGTTACTTCTTTTTCTTTTATAAACAATATCTGGTATTGGTGTTTTTATAATATCCCAAAAATCTTTTGGTTGATTATATAATTTTACTTGTGACAAATCCAACTGACCAGGTTCTTCTCCATATAACCCATAAGAGTTTTGAATGACATAATCTCTTGCTGAAACCCTACTTAAAAAATCATCATTAGTAAACTCATCATCCTTTACCATCTTTGTAACAGCAGAATGGTAATTAGATTGTTCACTTAAACCACCTATGATTGCCTGACTATTTGGTGATGTTAAAGGTAAAAAATCAAAATCAGTACCACCAAATATAGAAAAGTCTTGGTCTTTAAAATTATTATCATTTATAACAATATTTTTAGTTACGAGACTTGTCTGTAAAACATAAGTACCATCAGCACTATAACGATAAGCAATAACTTTTATTTGATATACACCAGGTCTGTTATAAGTATGATAACTATTTTGTTGAAATGGTACAGATTTTCTAGCTTGTGAATTTATTAATTTTCTAAAATTAAATTCAGTTGTCTCTGGTGCCTCTTCCCCCTCGTATGGTTTAAAGAAAAAAGAATTCTTTATACTCTCGTTGGTTGCTAGTTGAGATTCATCTCCCCATTGTATGACTTCATATCTATAATGAAAAGAAGATACGTCATCTAAGTTGGTTTGATTTGTAAAAAGTTCAGCACGCAAATCGGTTGGTATATAGAACAAAGATAAAAGAGACCATTGATTATCCATCCCATCAAAAAGTTCTTCAGGAATAGATACACCAGAAGCAACTCCATAAAGTTCTGTTGCGGTAGAACCATCAAGTTCGTTTGCGTTACTAGCACCAGCTTCTTCAATAAATCCAGTTCCGTTTATCACACCAATATCTTGAATGACATTTTCTTCAGAAAAAACATCAAGATTTAATTTTACCTTTAACGGATAGGATGTGTCAACGTAATCTTGACTATCTAATCTATAGTACAATAAATCCTTTTCTTCTCCTATGGTTGATTTTACATTTACTATAAAATCTTGTTCATCTAATTCTTCACCGTCTTGATATAGTTCATCAGATTCTAATTGTGTTTCCCATCTAAATCGAGGAAATCCAAGAAACTGAGCATATACCGTTTCTACCAAACCAGCCTCATCAACAAAAAAATTACCGTAAGACTGTACTTGTCTAGCGTATTCTGGAAATTCAAAAACAACACCACCAGCAACAGAATCTACAGATGGTTTTAGAGGACCTTCATCGGTAATATTAGGTGCCTTTAAATTAGGATTTTCTGGTTGAGTCATTTGAGCCAATTGGTCATATCTACCTCTTATAAAACCATTCTCTCCTGTCAACGTAAATTTTGGATGATTATTACCTGAATATGGCATTACCTGTCTTACACCAACATCAAAAAATTGTGTAGAATGAGGTCCCATTGTTATGATATCAGGTATACCATTACCATCCGAGTCACCCCAATATTGAAGAAAACTATCTAAGGTCTGAATAGGATCTGCTGGATTTTTTATAAAAAAAGTTCTTGGAAAGATAATTTCAAATAGTCTGTCACCTTCAGCCATCTCTTCTAATTGTTGTATTTTTGAAACACCTAAGTTTGACTCATTAAAGGAAGATATTAATGATGGGTAAACTTTTCTTATCATTATATTTCTTGATATTCTATCTTCATCACTACTAAATTCCACTATTAAAGGATCTTCTTGGTCTGTATCGACATCGAGAGGATCAAGTATTCCTTCTTGATAATCTTCTCTAAATGGTTTTATATAAGCGTTAGGAGTTTCTTTAAATGCCATTTCCCTCTGTCCCCAAAACCCTTGACCACCTATTGGATTTCCTATCTTTACAACTTTATCTGCTGGTATACGATATTTTCTCCAATTATTTACATAAAAATCTTCACCCTCTTCAATTTCATGAGGTGTTCCCCCAAATGTCCAATGAAGAATATCTTGACATCTAAACGACCTAAAACCATTATAACTATTATCACTTCCCTTTGAGAAAGGTTCTTCAAAAATTAAATCATGTGGAGCGTAAAAATAATTAGCCATCAAATTACCAGTTCCATGCGAAAAAGTACCACCTATCCCATGTCCAGCTTCTTCTGCTAATATTTTAGTATCTTGAAAAGATATGTAAGGATTTAAATCAGTCTCAATACCATTAACATAGTAAGGCTCTTCATTATCTCCACTGGTAAGCATATTGGTAATTACCCCATCTTCACTTATTTCAGCGAACATACTTACATATGCTTTTCTACCAGGAGCTGGTTGTCCAGCGGATGGTGCACCACTTTCACCATTTGCATTATGATTCCTAAAATAATCCATGAGACCAAACCTAATTCTAATAGGTCTACCACGGTCATCTTCACTTACTTGACCTGAAGCAAATATATCATCCATCAAATCTAAGTTAGCAACAAAAGCTCTATTTGATGCGACTTTTTCAGTCCAATTACCTAAAGATTGATTATACAAATCATTTGTGTTTAATCCAAGTTCATTGTAGGCCGTATCGGAACTTCTTTGTTCCTCACCAAGAGATGATTCAGGATAAACTCCCCTTAACTTAACACTTGGATAATTTATTCTTTTATGTGCCATTAATATGCCTGTTCAGATTTTTTTGTTTCTAAATTATCAGGATTAATCCTACCAACTACCGATAATCTTAAATTTTTATCTAAAGTTAATTCAAAATCTTTATAGTAATCTATTCTCGTATAATCTGTTTTATCTATTATATCTTTAGTTGTTTTTTGATTTAAATCTATATCTGCTATCAAAGGTTGATTAGTATTAGCGTCTGTTAAATTTGGATTTGTTACAGCAGCATCTGATACTCCATATGATGACAATACATTTACTTCACTTTCAAACACACCAAATTTATTTATCTTTGGTAGTATTGGATATAAATAATTATCTTCCCACTCTTGTTCTTCATCTTCATTTATTACTATTTCAACATAAGATTTTCTTGGAGTTTTGATACCTTTTATCACACCAACATTTGGTTCTCCAATGACTTCGTTTTTTTCTATACCAGATAAGTTACTATAGTTATAATCTTTTGGTATTATATTTCCCCAATAATATTTTTCACCAGGCACATCGTAACTCTCATTAGGAAATCCAAGATTATCCCACATAGGTTTAACTCCTTTAAAAACTCTTGTTGTTCCTAAATCAAAATTATTTAAATCACTTTCCTTAAAAGAATTTTTAAATCTATCTTTTATAAATCCATTGTGTACAGTTGACATTATCCAGCACCTCCAGTACCACTATCGTCTCCAGCTCCAGTTCCACCTTGTTTTTGTTTACCACTACCACCACCAGGACCTCCACCAGCATTATGCACCACCACGTCTTCAGCAAAATAAGTGTGTGTATTTTCTACCTCAAAATTATAGGTAGCAACGGATTCGTTTACCTTTTTAATTGACGTAACTTCAACAGCAGATTTACCTATCAAGAAATCACCAACTATGATGTGGTCAGCTCTTAACCATATGTGACCATCGTCTTCGGTGTATCTGTTATTTGGAACGTACATGACGTGATTCTCTGTTACTTTTATGGTATCGTTAATTATCAAATAAGCATTTGTATCTTCTTTAGGATGATGGAAAACTTCAACCACTTTATTATGGGTTGTCTCACCTGTATTTTCATCAAAAGACATTACTTTCATTCCAACTTGTATATCTTCAATTGGTAATTGACTACCATCTACCATAGTAATCATTGTTCCTTTTAAGAAACACGAGTTACCACCACCGCCTCCACCACCTTCGGTAGAGGTCATTATTGCTTGTACTTCTATAGATTCAAAACTACCTTCCATTTCATTTTCATTTTGAGCAGTAAGATTACCACCATTTAATGTAAACCTAACTCCACCAACAACAGCTTGATTTTGGTCTTGACCTATCTCATTACTTCCACCACCTTGTCTAATAAGAGCTACCATTGATACAACTCTATCTGGAGCAGATATTACTGCAGAATCAGAATCAAAATTAGTAGTTAGTTGTGTCTCATCATTTCCACTATTCCATGAATATGTAGCCTCATCTGTATCATTACCACTTGGATTTTGTGGTGGTAAAAGTTCTATATCAATTGTTGCCAATTCTGGTGGAGGATCTTCACCACTTGAACCATTATATGAATAGTTTGCATTTAAGACCATCGTGGTGTCTTCAGCATTCGGGTCATATGAATACCCCTCACTTAACATAAGTTTATTAATACGTTCATTATCACCACTTTCTAAATACAAACCATTGTTATTACCACCAAGACTCCAACCTCCAAACTCCCAATCTTCAGCAGTTGAACCTTGAATCGGTACTTCAGTATTGGCAGCATTTAAAAATAAATTATCAAAACCACTTGGGTACTCTGGACTTAAAGTTGGGAATCCATCACCACTTTGAAAATCACCAGCTATGTTTAGATTAATATCTATAAATACCTTTGCCGTATTTTCTGCCATTGGTAAAGCAACAACACCTTCTTCTTCCATTTCAATCCAACCACTTGATACAGAAAGTGGTGGATTATGATGTTGTAATTCTTGAGCGTTAATTCTTACTCTAGCTTGATACTCTCTACCAGGTATATATAATGAATTATAAGGTTCATTCACCACCATTTCAAGTTCAGGCACTGGATGTCCAGCTTGGAACTGAAATGCATCACTCACAATGATTTCGTCATTATCTTCATCGTAGACTTGACTATGTGGATATGTTCCAAGAGGTAACCATTCTGTTCGACCATAGTCGTCATAATAAGGACTACTACCATCATCGAAGTATTTTAATTCTATCTCATAAGAAACAGTATTCCAATCTATATCAAAACTTTGTTCAGGATTCGGATTGGTTGTTCTAAATAAATCAGCATCATCATCTTGTACTAAAGCGTTTGCTAATTTAAATGTTATAATTCCATAATTTATTTCAGGAATCAAATTTAATCTATTATGTAGTGGAGCATTAAAAATATAATATTGATAATCCTGTGGTGTTGTAGGAGGATTTGGTTCTTCAATTTCTCCTGTAAACTCGTCAACTCTCGGTTGTTTGCCTGAATATGGTTCAATTAGTTCATTAAATTTTGTTAACACACTACCCTCTAATTTACTAAGATAGTTTAAGAGTTCTAGCTTATCTATTAAATTTAATTTTTCAATAACTTCAGGAGAACTCCTTTCATCAGCTAAAAATAAATCAGGACTATTAGATAACTTTAAAGGATCTATTCCTAATATATTTGCTGCTGTTCTTGATAACGCAGAGTTTCTACTCACACCACCTATCATAGCAAAATCATCATAATCAAACATTTTTATAGAATAATTTTTAGATGGATTTAAAAATATAGATGTTTCAAATAATTCATAACTATCAACCTTTTCTCCTTTGAAACTAGCATAGACCACGCCAGTAATTTTGTAAAATCCTGGTTTATCGTAATAGTGTTCTAACAAAGTAGATTGTTCTAAAAGTAGAGGATCGGTGGTATATTGTAAAGGACTACCATCACCCCAATTTAATTTAAATAAATAAAAACCACCAGGACCACCAGCATTATCTCCTGATTTAGCATAAGCATTAAATCTACTAACTCCACCTACACCGGTTTCAGGATCTGCAGCTGTAAATCCTCCTCTTTCCATCCAAGGTACAAATGTTTTATACACATTGTTTGATGGTGGTCTAAATGATTCTCTACCATCAAGTCTTGGATAAAGGTAAAAATTTATTTTACCCTCTGTTGCTAATCCATACTCAGTTGGATTTATCTGTCTATCATAATATCTATCAAGGTGTATTATCTCATCTTCATCAGCACTATTTAACACAAATGGTAAAGCATCAATAGAAAATCTGTAGGTAACTGAGAGTGGTTCGATTGTATTATCTGGTACAAAAATAGTTTCTCTATTCCTACCTTTTAGTTTAGTTACATTTACCTCTTCTTTGTTTTCTACATTTGAAACCTTTGCTAAGTAAGGTGAAAGTGTGGCTGGGTTATAATTTACGTCAGGCCAATCTCCTCTCTCGTTAACGACAATAGTTCCTAATGGTTCTCTACCATCGTAATCCTCTATTATGCGACTGGAATATGAACCGGCATTAGCATATGGTTCGTTTCCATCATGGTCAAGTGGATTTCTAAATTCAAGATTTTGACCACGTTCTGGATAAAAAACCCCCAATGTTCGTGTCCCACCATCATATATAGTTAATGGAGTTCCTACATTAACTGGTCCTACTGATTGACCAATCTCTTTAACATAGTTAAATAGTTCCTCTGTTTTTGTAAATTTTGCCATTATGATTAGTAGTTAAATCCACCACCTTCTCCACCACCATCTGGTGGTGCAGTATTTTCGGTTGTTTCTTGTGTCTGTTGTTGTGTTCCACCACCGTTATTGTCACCACTATCTACATCTCCATCATCCTCAACTTCCTCTTCAATAGTTTCCATTCTCAAAGATTCATCAGGTAATTTATATCCACGAGCTCTAAGTAAATCAGAACGACTTATGAATTCTACTTTACATTTAGCACCAACTCCACTATTTGCCACAAAATCACCAGTTGGTGAGTATACACCAATCTCAACTTGTTCTGGATCTTCTGAATCAAATATGTCATCAAATGTACCTTCAGGAAAAAACAAAGTACGATGGCCATCGCCTGAAGTTATATAGGATATATCAAGAGTTCTTATCGTAGCTTCTTCAACACCAACAGGCCATCTAATTAATACTTCATCACTACTTTGAATTGCATTAATAAAGGGAGTTCTCGGAGAAAAACGTACTGATCGAGCGTCATCTAAAGTTCCTACACCCGTTTGTGTATATACCATATCACCTTGATTAAGATGATTCAACCAATATTCTCTACTTGTCCAACCTGAAAAGTTTATGTTGTTACCATTGTAATATGGACTATTAATATGGTCGTATGAATTTTCATCACCCACATAAATTTTTTCTATAATTCTTGGGTTAAATGTAGCACAAATAAAATACCAATCATCTACATCTTTTATTTCATAATGGGGAAAAGCTCTATGTATTTCAGAATGTTGATTACCTACAATTCTTTGATTTAATCTACCTAACGTAGCTCCTGCCGTATCATCATACATAGGTGACCTTATCCCAAGAGTATCGTTATTAGCACCAGTATGATTATCTCTTAAGTTCATAATAAAATCTTCTTCCCAAATACGATTTTGTATCGAGTCATCTTGGTCAATATATTTTTGTAATATGTAATCGTCCACCATCAATCTAAAATATCTAAAAACTTTACCATTGTGTTCATTTACTCTCGTATCTAATCTAAATCCACCTGGTATACTACGTTCTAAAGGATTACCATAATTAAATAAAGTACCCTCTGAAGTTTTACTTAAAAATTTAGCCCACATTGTTATCGTAAATCCATCTACTAAGTAACTTGGTTCTTCATCTACAGCAACAACTTCAGTACCATTAGCAGACATCACTACAGCACCTTGAACTGGTTTACTAAAAGCCAATTGTTTATTATCAGGTGACCTAAGTATAATTGCCTGATTAGGTCTCCTTACTTTTAAGAAACCTTCAGAAACATTTTGATATTGAGGTCTTTGGTCTTCTATAGATTGAACAACGTTATCAACATCCGAGAGATAAGAGTTAAGACGATTTCTCATTGACTCAAGTGTCTGTCCTTGATTCAATTCATTTGCCTGTGAATCTAATCTTGTTATACCAGCGCCAGATACGTCACCCTCACTTATACGAGAACCAGAATCTGCAGCTCCCCCATCAGGTATATTCTCAACAACACCATCACCATCGACATCTTCAAATGGTGGCGTTGCTCCTATAAGGTCATTGAAGTCGACAAAAAAATTATTTATTTCTTGTTGACGAGTTGATTGTGTTGGAAGTAACTCAAAAATATCAGTATCTAAAATCTCTTTAGCTAAAATAGGATTTATTTTAGTAGTTGTCTTTGGTGTTGTCAATTGTCCTAAATTTAAAACATCTGTAAACACACCACCTATTTTTGTTGCAATTGTGATAGAATGTTTTTGTCCATCGCCATATGTATAATCTATTATATAATCTACAACCTCACCTAATTCTTCCAACTCAGGTGGTATCAACTCAGTACCCTTATTTATTGTTATTAAAGAAAGAGCACTTGATATATCAGTAATATTATTATCATAGACATGTTGACATACTATTTCAAAAGTATCACCTTGTAAATCTTTTCTACTTTCTAATGTATTTCTGTCTTTCTTAAAAAACACAAGTGGTTCGTCTTCTGTGCGTCCTAGTGTTTTTATACCATCACGAATTGTTGTTTGTAAAGTTAATACTTCTTGGTCGGTTAAATTACGAGATTCAAACCACAATCTATAAACATTGTCACTTACAATCTCTCTAACTTCTTGTAGAGTTTCGTAATCAAATTTTTGAAATATAATCTCATCGATATTCATATCGTGAGATATGCCCAACTCACCACCACCAATCATCAGAGTTCCATCTTCATGACGATGATATAATCCTATGTATTGTTCTTCAGGATTTTCTCTGTAATAAAACCTATTACTCTCTGTTGCTTCTAAATCAACGGCTACAATAGGATTTTCTTGTACATCACCAAGACCTTGCCCTTCACTCGTTTCACTTCCAGTACTTCCAGTAGTTCCAGCAGGATCTGGTGGATTTCCATAACCCATAATTAAGTCCTCAATATAAATTCAAAATCGTTGTCGTATATTATCTCTTGACCATCATCGTGATTGACCTTTACCAAAATCTTATAAGCACGATTAGGTTCAAACGCATTTAAGTCTTGTTTAAAATAGTTAGAGGTTGTATCACAACTCATAGTTGTGTAAGCACTAAACGGAACAACTGATTCGTTTGTTGCCATATCTATGATAGAATATGAAGCAGATGGATAAGGTATGAAACTACCACTAATAGTTTGGTATGATGTTGAAAATGTTTTTTGAACATATCTTTTACGAGCACCAAATCTAAATTTAGCAACTTCATTTTCTTTGTACGCCTCTCTAAAGTGTATTGGATAAAGATAGTTTTCTGAATTACCACTAACATCTAATTCAGTTAAACTACCAGTATTTGAACCAGTTGCTGGTAAGTGGTCGTCCCATTTAAGTTCTATCTTTGGAGAGTATATTGTATTGGTTTGTCTTGAGAAAAACTTGATGTCTTCAAAACTACCACTTGATGTTTCTCTACTACCAGATAATCTTATCAATAAACCATAATTTGTATTATCACCACTAAACCATTTTTTAGCCATAGTAGTTATATCCATATTAATATCAGGTGATTCAGAAGAAAATGCCTGTGTTACCTCGTCTCCAGCAAGATAAGTACCACCAGGAGTTGTCCAAGAAATCTGAGAAGCACCTTCTCTATTTTTTCTATATAGGTAACTGCAACCATCTGTTGTTTTTGGTTCATCAACTTCTTTACCAACACCTTCATCCCACTCTTGACTCAATGGATAAGCGGCAATTGTATATTCCTCAGTCAATCCACTTGTACCCTCAGTCTCATAGAGTCTTAAATTTAATTTATAATCACTTGGTAATACTGAAGAACTAATATAGTTTTCTATTTCAGTAGTATTAAATTGAAGAAGAACACGAGTATTATAAGAAAAGGTTCTGTCAAAAAATACTTTCTTTAACTCAAGAACTTCGTCTTGTCCTGTATTCTTATCTTTAAAGTCTTCACCAGTAATTTGGTTTGAACCACTACTGATAAAGGCATCTTTGGTTGTAAAAAAATATCTATGCATTATATCACTTTTCCATATATGTCTTGGTTAGGGTTTTTTAATTCGAATACTGATGGTGAAACTGATGGTCTGTAAATACCATCTTGTAAAGCATCATCGAAGTTATATTGAAAACCATAATTACTATCTGTACCTATGACTTCTCCATCACCTTTATAATAATATAATTGTCTACCATCAGCATAGTCAGAATTACCATCTTGAAATAATTTTAATTCTCGTATACCCACGACTCCGTCTAAAGCCAAAATATTGTATTGTAAATCATTCATGTTAACTGATTGTCTAAATTGCATCTTTTCTATTTTAAAGAAATCCTTTATGACATCAATTACATTTATTTTAACTTCGGTTGGGTTAAATCTTCTATCATAATTAACTAAAAATCTTACACCAAAATTTATAATATAGCCAGAAAATAAATTACTATTTGCAGTAAATCCAAAGTCTACAATATCGTTTATCATTCTAAATTGGTTAAGATATCTAGCAACATTTTGTAGTGCCAATTGTGGTGTTTGAACTAATTGTTTGTTCTGATTATAAGAAAGTGTTGATACCAAAAGAGTTCCACCACTCTGTTCAGGATCTAATCGTTCAACGTAACATTTAGCAATACTACCAAACTTCTGTGGTATACTTAATATTCTAGCAGTATAATCTTCTTTGGTAACACAACGAAGTTGAGAAGCAAAGAAGGCACTAGCATTAGTTTTTATTTCATCTACAGTTTGTCCATCAGTTCCACCTATACTTGGTTCATCATTTGTGACAGTTATAGTTACACCTGCTGGTGAATTTTGAACTTCTGTTATTTCATTTGTCTGTACATTTGTTTCTAAACCACCACCAGCTCTGTATGTAAATGTTAAAACAGTGTTAGTTGGAGTCTCCCCTAAATTAAGATTATTACCTGTTGTTGAACCTATAGCACCAGGTATATCAGCAAGGTTAGTTCCATTTATTGTTACACCAGCTTGTTCTACAGGATCTACATTTGAACCTGAATTACTAAATCTAAATAATCCATTACCGAAACAAAATTTGTAACTATTACTATCTTCATCATATTTAGTAATAAACTTTTTATTTGTTCTTATATATTCTGCAGTATATGGTATTGGTATTGGTGATACATCAATAGCACCATCTCCATCCAAATCTAACATGTCATAAGCAGATGTTCTAAAAGTTGTAGGATCACTATAGTGAAGTTCCCTTAATACTTTTTCTTGTGCTAGATAATCTACTTCGTACCATTTTTGTCCTGAACTATCTTCACAAGATAAAACTTCTATAAGGTCATCTTCTCCTAAATCCAATTCTAAAAATTTAGTTGGACTCGTAATGGTAAAAGATTTTGTTTTTGTTTTACCAGATACGGCTCTAACATATCTCGTCAACGTATATGTATCAGCTTCTCCATTATCATCAAGTGTTGGTGCACTTATTTCAGGATCACCTGAACCACTTGCTGTAAAATCTACTTCACCTGTTGTCTCAAATATTACTTCTGAATCTATATTTGAAGTAATTTGTAATCCACTATCTATAGGGTGTCCACTTGATAAATCACCATACTTTGGGTTACCATCTGTATCAGCATCTATAGTGGTTGTAACTTTTAAACGAACAACGGATGGTGTTTTGTTTGGAGTTTTATATCCAAGAAATTCTGCAAGTCTTCTTACATTTCTTTTTTCAGTTGCTGTTGATAAAATATTTTCTTTGTAATTATAATCTATATAGTAAGAAAGAACATCACCAACATAACTTGATAATTCTATTAACATCATACCAGGTGATGTTTCGTTAAAATCTTTGTATGTATCAGGAAAATAAGATTTAGTATATTCAATTAAATCAGCTTTTATTGAACTAAAATCCTTACTTGTATAGTTAACATTTGTTGGTATTAACTTTTGTTTTTCAGTATATCCCATTAGTAAACTCCATCAGTTGCTGTTGTGGTTTGGTTTCCAACACCATCAAATGTAACTTGAACACTCTCTAAACTATTTGGTGCTCTTTTAATATTAAATACTATGTTTATCACGAGTTGATTTACTTCATCTCTATTTGTTATTTGTATATCTTTAAGTTCAACGAATGGTAGCCATCTACTAAATACATCAACAATATCATTCTCAATTTGAATACTTGTTTCTTCTGTCATCTGTTGAAACAAATAATTTTTTAAATTCATTCCTAAGTTCGGTTGAAATAATCTTTCCCCTTGATTTGTCTGTAGAAGAAGTTTGATGTTATTTTTAATAGCATCGATAGTAGTCTTTGTGGATTTAAAATACCCATCACCATTACCAACACGACCAAATGGAAAATCAATTCCAACTGATACTCGTTTATCTTGGTCTTCTACAAATCTATCTTTTCTTCTATCTAATATCGGCATTATGATTCCTCATTCAATCCAGTATTATCAACCTCATCTGCTCTAAGTCTAACCTCTGAAGCATTTGACGCAGCATCTGCGTTTTGACTCATACCAGGAGCATTTGCATCAACATCAGCAGTAGTTTCTATGATGAACGGTCCTGCTCCAGCAAGAGAAACTGGTGTTGCTGGTTGAATAAGTGGAGCACCAGGAGGTCCTACTGCTGGTATTGGAGCACCAATAACAAGTCCATCTACAGTTGTTTGTATTACAGGTGCATTTAACTTGTCCACCCTAAAGGTCTGTGATGTTACCCAATTAACAATTGCATTTGTTAAGTCTATTGATAAAGTGTCTATCTTTTTCTTACCATCTTCTGTGGCATCAACATTTTCTTTACCTAAGTTCTTTTCAAATGCCTTATATATGTCGTCTTTAAGCGCCATTCTTAAACCTATCTTTTTCCTCTAATTTATTCATTACTGCTGAATAATCTTTGTTTATAGCGTTTGATAGAAAATCAGGAAGTCCTTGAGTTGTATCTTTTACAGATTTAACTTCTGCTTCTTTTTCTATATCTTTCCAATCTCCTGCATGAGCAGTTTCTTTTAATATATCATTAAGAATAGAGTCTTTTGTAAGTGGAGCAGCTGGTTTCTTCTTCGGTGCTGCCAGGACAGGTTGTTTTTTAGATGGAGACGAGGTAGGCTGTAATGCCTTATCTTCTACTATACTGTTAGTATTACTCTTAACTAACACTTCATCTAATTTTTTTTCAAGTCGACTAAATTTATAATCTAACTCTTCTCTTACTACTTCTCTTATTAACTTCTTAAATATATTAACCTTCATTTTAACTCCTGTTCGTTTCTATGAAATGATGTTGACTTAAAAATTTTGTTTTGCCAACATCATGTATTGTTATCTCTTGACCATCAGCATTTGTTTTTGATGTAGTTCTTTCTTCTAAATCCTTTACTATCTCAGATATAGAAAGTAAATTATTTTCCAACGTAGCACCCTTAGTTCCTGGTAAATTTAAAAAAGCACCAGTCGCATCAACGAGTGGTATTGGAACTCCTTGTACAAGAGCATGAGCATTTTTTAATATCTTTGCCATATCTTCTAATAGTTTCCTTAACTCGTCACCTAACACTAATGGTTCTTTTTTAGATTTAGACTCTATTCCTAAATAAATATTATCAGAATTAATAAGTGAATAACCAGGATTGTTTATTATTACATTTTCACCAGCACCAAAACTTATATTTCTTTTTGAAGATACAGTAAAGTCTCCTTTGTTTTCACCCCTAACGTTGAACGTCATTCTATCAGATGTAAATAATATTTGATTATATTCATCGTTTTCATCATCAGTTCCATCTTCAATTCCATAATCATAATCAAACACGTTAAAAGGTTCGACTCCACTTCCTTTGTTCATTCTAAAATTATGAGGTGGTTCTTGTTCTGTTTGTTCAGCTACTTCAAATGGTATATCTACAGATAATCTAAATCCAGTATTTAATGTTGAAAAATTTTGTGATATTGTACCATTAGAAAGAAAAGATATCTGTGAACCAATTGATATATTCTCCACGTCTGCTTCATTGTTATTACTTAATATTAGATTTGGAAATATACCATTAGAACCCAACCTAATAGAATTACCATGTCTACCCTCTATTATTAAATCACTATGTTTTGAGAACTGATAATATTTTGGAGTGAGAAAATCTAAAACATTATTTCTTTTTTTAGATAATTTTTTTACTGCTCTTTCGGATGGATATAATTTACCATAACCCGATTCGTCTATTTGACTTCTATCTACAGCACCTCGACCTTCCATAGTCGATGAATATTTATTGTATGGTGATTCCATAGGATCGTTTTTAGTATTTAGAGGACCTATGTAATAAACCTTTTTTGCTATCTGTGTAAATAGAACAATGTCACCTCTTGTTATTGAATCACTTATCCCTCTGAATAAAGGTCTAGCTTCTAATCTTCTTGATAAGGTAGGTAGGTTACTATTAAAAGGTTTTATCTGTACTATTTGAGAAGAGTTAGTCTCTGTGCTCTGACCAGATTCCTTATCAGAATCGTTTATATGAACTTCAGTAACAAGTGCTGTGTTAAACTCAACTGCTTTAGTTAGTATATCTTCGAGTATTCTACCAGGCATTATGAATCACCGTA